GCATCTCTTCTGGCGGCTTTGAAGTTACTAGGCGTATGCACCCTGATGATGATAAGAAGTATTTGACATTGAAGTTTGTAGTAGCAGAATGGAGTAACCCTGTATGTTGATGGAAGAGTATCAAGAGTTAGCGTTCAAGACAGCGTTAGAGACAGCTAAGAACCCTGCTTACATGGTATCTAACCTTACCTCTGAAGCTGGTGAAGTGGCTGGTAAATATGCCAAGTGGATTCGTGATGGTGTCTTGGACGAGGCAGGAATGCAAAAGGAGATCGGTGATGTGCTCTGGCAGATCGCTGGTTTGTCTACAGTTATGGGTTGGAGTTTGGCTGATCTGGCTAGCAAGAACCTCCAAAAGCTTGCACAGCGTCAAGCGAACAATACCCTTGGTGGGTCAGGAGATGAACGGTGAAAGAGGATAACACAACGATTGTGTATATGCTTATTTTGCTTGGTTGTATAGTGTTCAGTGCTTTTCAGGAATATCCTTATGTGCTGGCTGCTGCTTCTGCCTTGCTGATTATCAAGCAACTAGGACGAATTAACAATACATTGAAAGGATCTGGCGATGAACGATGAAGATTACACAAGCTATGGATTTATGTACCGTGACTGCGGCGGTAAAGTCTCTAAACACGAAGTAACACTGGATGAAGTCACATGGCCTGAAGTGCTGAATGACTTTGTTAACTTCCTCCAGAGTGTGTACGGGTACGACATTAAAGACTCTATCCGTATTGAACAACCTCGGTATGAAACGTTACCTGAACCTTGGACTGGTAAGTATTTCTCTAAGGACGAATAAGCATGAAGATCCTAGTTATTCCTGATTGCCAAGTCAAAGAAGGAGTACCTCTGGATCATCTTGAGTGGGCAGGGAAGGCTATCTGTGATTATCGGCCTGATGTTGTAGTTAACATTGGTGATTTCGCGGATATGCCCTCACTGTCTACACATGATGTTAAAGGGTCTAAGTACTTTGAAGGTCTTCGGTACAAGAAAGATGTAGAGGTGGTCAAGGAGGCTATGAAGAAGCTCCTACAGCCTTTGCGTGACTTGCAAAAGACTCAGAAGGAATCCAAGCATAAGATCTACAAGCCTAAGATGATCCTGACTCTGGGCAACCATGAGAACCGTATCAACCGTGCTGTTAACAACAACCCTACCTTGGAAGGATTGATCAGTGTTAAAGACTTGGATTACGACAAGGATTGGGAAGTACATGACTTTCTCCACCCTGTATTCATTAACGGTGTTGGTTTTAATCACTACTGGCCTGTTGGTGCTATGGGCCGTCCTGCTGGAACTGCTTCGGCTATTGTCAATAAACTTCACATGAGCTGCATTGCAGGGCATCAGCAGGGTAAGCAGATTGCCTACGGTAAACGTGCTGACGGTAAGCCTATCTGTGCTATCATTGCAGGTAGTTATTATCTGCACGATGAGGACTACATGGATCAGCTTAGTAACCGCCACTGGCGAGGACTGCTGATGTTAAATGATGTCAAGGATGGCGGCTTCGATGAGATGCTTCTGTCTATCGAATATCTGGAGCGCAAGTATGGAAAACAAGTGTAATACGTGCTTCTATGCACTGATGGACAAAGACCTTGAAGCTCCTTGTACACTGTGTACGGGGTACTCTAACTATGTAAAGGGAGATGTGTATATGAGCAAACCGTATACAGCCAAGCCTCTTAAGGAAGCTATTGATGAGTGGTATTCACAGACCAATGGCGTAGAGCAGGAGGACTTCTGGGTATCGTACAAGGGTATCCCTCACGATCCTGTGAGCAAACCTAAGCACTATATGCTCTTTGAAGATGAAGGTATTGAAGTGAGGGATGTGATTGAGAAGCTGGTCGATAAGATTGAATGGAGACCTGATAGTTCATTGTTCGTAGCTGACTATGTGCAGATGATGCAATACCTGATGCGCTTCATGGACAAGAATGGTGTTGAAGACCTAAATAAAGCTCGATGGTATCTGGATAAGCTGATTGACTCGTATGAATCTGACTTTTGAAGAGCTTAAAGAGAAGCTTCAAAGGATTGATGAAGTCACACTGTTGGAGCTGCTTAACATCCACAGTGATGACATCATCGAACGCTTTGAGGATTTCATTGAAGATAAACAAGAACAACTGATGAGAGAGATTTACTGATGCGTAACCTGTTAACAAAGAAGACAGCTTACACCTTCGACTATCCAGAGGCTTTGGCCTTTGCTGATAAGCAGAACGGTGTATTCTGGACATTTGACGAAATTGATCTGGAAAAAGATGTACACTCAATACTTACCGACTTTACTCCTGCTGAACGTCATGGTGTTACTACTGCACTTAAGCTGTTCACGAAATACGAACGGATTGTTGGGGATGAGTATTGGTCTGGTACTGTTAAACCTAATTTTCAGCATCCTGACATTGGTCTGATGGCTGATGCCTTTTGCTACTTTGAAAGTAATGTCCATGCACGATTTTATAACCGAATTAATGAACTTCTGGGCTTGGCTACTGAAGAGTTCCATCAATCTTGGCAGTATGATCCTGTACTGGCTAGCCGTGTCGGGTACTTGGATGCTATTGCTGGTAGTCGTGATATTCCCCTTTCCTTGGCTGTCTTCTCAATGATGGAAGGCTGTATCCTTTACTCTAGCTTTGCTTTCCTGAAGCACTTCCAGAGTAACGGTAAGAACAAGCTGAGTAACCTTGTGGCAGGTATCAACTTCTCCGTGCGAGATGAGAATATCCACCACGAAGCAGGTGCTTGGTTGTTCCGTACCTACATGGAAGAGAACAAGCTGGATAAGGAATGGATGAAGTCACGGATTGAGCAAGCAGCTAAGGCATTGGTTGACCATGAGCACCGTATTGTTGACCTGTTGTTCTCCCAAGGAGACATTGAAGGTATCAATGCACCTGCCATGAAAGCCTTCGTCAACGCACGAGCTAACGTATGCTTGAACAATTTGGGCTTTGATAGTATCTTTGATGAAACTGGTGATACAATCTCTGAATGGTTCTACTTAGGCATTAGTACATCCACTATCCACGACTTTTTTGCGAAAGTTGGGAATTCGTATCATCGTAAATGGAATGAGAAAGGCTTTGTATGGTGAGTGCAGTATTGGACAACAAGTATGAGTTCTTGAGCGCAGAGCGTAAACGACTCCAACAGCAAGGTTTGTTGCCTAACTGGTATCAGACAGGTGGTTGGGGCTTGTTCAAGAGCAAGTACATGGAAGGCTCAACGAGCTTTAAGAATCGTGTGCACCAGATCGCTGTTACGGCAGCTAAACACGCACCTAAAGATGGAGTAGATTGGTATGCTAAGTTCTTTAAAGTTATCTGGAATGGCTGGCTCAGTCCGTCAACGCCTACACTGGCTAATCTTGGGACTACTAAGGGGATGCCTGTCGCTTGTAGTGGGCAGTACATTGGCGATAGTGTTGCTGACTTCTATGGTGAGCTTCTTGACACTGCTGTGCTTACTAAAAATGGCTTTGGTACTAGTGGGTATCTGGGAGACATTCGACCCCGAGGCTCGCAAATCGCCACTGGTGGTACTGCTTCGGGAGTTCTACCTGTATTTCAAACCTACGTAGATGCTATGAAGCGAGTGACTCAAGGGGTTGCTCGCCGAGGAGCTTGGGCTGGTTACTTGCCTATTGATCATCCTGACTTTAACGAGTTGGCTGATTGGGTCAAGAATAACCCTGATGATGCTAACGTAGGCTGGACGATCAGCAAGGACTTCATGGAGTCTTTGGATAGTGGCCATCCTGAAGCTATTGAGCGTTATCAGAAGGCATTGAAGCTGAAGATGTTGACAGGTAAGGGTTACTTCCTGTTCACTGATAAGGTTGCAGATGCCCGTCCTGAGATGTACAAAGCCCATAACTTGGATGTTAAGGCTTCTAACCTGTGTACAGAGATCATGCTGCACAGTGGCGAGGAAGAGACATTCACCTGTATCTTGGCATCTATGAACTTGGAGAAGTATGATGAGTGGAAAGACACGGATGCTGTATTCACTGCGACAGTATTCCTTGATTGTGTTGTTAGTGAGTTCTTGTCGATGGCTTCTGGCAAAAGAGGCTTTGAAAAGGCGGTGGAGAGCACTGAAAAGAGTCGTGCGTTAGGCTTAGGTGTACTAGGCTGGCACTCCCTGTTGCACAAGCGAATGATACCTTTTGAGAGCTTCCAAGCTCGGAAACTTAACGTGGAGATCTTTGATGGAATTAACAAGAAGTCAACAGAGGCAAGCAGGTATCTCGCAGGACAACTTGGAGAGCCTGCTTATTGCAAAGGATATGGAGTCCGAAATACACACCGCCTTGCTGTTGCTCCCACCATGTCAACAAGCCAGCTTATGGGCGGGGTATCTCAAGGTATTGAGCCATTTATTGGAAACGTTTTCGTCCAGCAAGGTGCAGGAGGAGAAACAATCCGAGTAGTGCCTGAACTGCTTGAGATTATGAAGCGTGAGGGTGTGTACAGTCGTGAGACATTGCTTGAGATTGCAAGCCACGATGGTTCTATCCAGCACGTAACATGGATGACCGATGCTGAGAAGGAAGTGTTCAAGACAGCATTCGAGATTGACCCTTACGTCATCTTGAACCAAGCGTCTGAGCGCCAACAGTACATCTGCCAAGGTCAATCTATCAATCTGTTCTTCGGTGCAGATGACCCAGAGGAGCATATCTCTGCTGTCCACAAGGCAGCGTTTAAAGATCCTCGTATCTTAAGTCTGTACTACATTCGTACCAAGGCTGGTGTCAGTGCCAGCAGTGGTGAATGTGTTGCCTGTCACGCATAACTAAGGAGTAAATATTATGAATGAAATCATTGAGCCTAAAAGAACTACTGTAACTTTAGACTATATGTTGTCTAAAATTACTAAAACTGAGTACACGCTCCTTCCTGAAACAACTACCACAATCTGTCAGCTTTTTATTAATAATGGATATGTCATCTTGGGAACAAGTGCTTGTGTTGATAAGGATAAATATAATAAAATGCTAGGTGAAAAATATGCCTACGAAGATGCTTTGAACAAGATGTGGCCTCTAGAGGGGTACTTACTGGCTGAAGAACTATTTAAAGGAATTTGAATGAAGATTGTGGTCTACAGCAAGGATAACTGCCCTGCTTGTACGGCTCTGAAGGCTCGCCTGACTAAGGATGGCGAGTCCTTTACAGAGATCAATGTAGGCAAAGACATGACCCGTGAGGACTTTCTAGCGAAGTTCCCGCAGGTACGACAGATGCCTTACGTAGAGTTTGTGAACGAGGAATAAGGGAGAATATGGCAAGTAAACAGACAATGAGCAGAGCTATTCCAGCTAAGGAGTTGACTCCTCGTGAGAAGGCCAATAACAGCTTGAAGTTGAAGCTAGATGACATGACAGTTATCAAGCCTAAGACTGAGAAGCAGATGGACTTCTTCGAGGCGTATCAGGCTAGTAACTACTTCATGGCATTGCATGGTGTAGCAGGTACAGGTAAGACATACATTGCCTTGTACAAAGCCTTGGAAGAGGCTATGGATCGTAACAATCCCTTTAACAAGGTGACTGTGATCCGTAGTAGTGTCCAAAGCCGTGACATCGGGTTCTTGCCGGGGGATGCAGATGAGAAGATGGAGGTGTACATTCAACCTTATCGTCAGATCTGTAGTGACCTGTTCAAGCGTAAGGATGCTTGGGATCGACTTGTTGAGCAAGGACACATTGAGTTTGTCTCTACCTCGTTCATCCGGGGTACTACCTTCTCAAACAGTATCATTGTCGTGGATGAGGTTCAGAACATGACCTTCGAGGAACTAGACACCATCATTACTCGTGTTGGTGACAAGTCCAAGATTATCTTCTGCGGTGACTACCGACAGACTGACTTGAAGAAGAAGGATGATAAATCAGGTATCTTGAAGTTCTTTGACATCGCAGGACGTATGAAGGAATTTGTACGCATTGAGTTCCACATTGATGATATTGTTCGTAGCTCACTGGTTAAGAACTATATCATTGCCAAAACCAAGTATGAGGATGGAGAATGATGAGTAAAGCTAATGAAGGGATGGAAGAACTAGCAATGATGATGATGCCAGAGCAGAAGGGATTGATCCGTACGATCACTCAACAGATCAACACTCATTTGGTATTCATTGATGATGACATTACCTCCCCAAGTAACTACCGTGATGTGATCCATTGCCTAGCTACCTGCGGAGAGAATGATTCAGTTAACCTATTGGTGAACAGTTCAGGTGGCCGAACAGACTCTATCTGGCAGATCATCGAAGCTATGAAAGGATGTCGAGGTGATGTTAGCGTTACAGTTATTGGGGCTGCGTATTCAGCAGCTAGTATGTTGGCTTGTATGGCTCCTGAGTGTTATATCGCTGACAGTGCTGAGTTTATGCTTCATACTGCCCATTATGGTTCCATCGGTACTGTGCCGAATGTCAAAGGACAGACTGATTTTGCTACACGACAGATTAACAAGTTACTCGACCAAGCCTACAAAGGATTCTTGACCGACAAGGAACTGGAGGAGCTTAAGAACGGTAAGGAGTTCTGGTTTGACTCTGATGAGGCAATCCGGCGTATGGGTAAGCGTTACAAGTACCTAGAATCTCTTCAGAACCCGCCTAAGCCTAAGAAGGCTAAAGCTGAGACTGTAGAGTAAACGAAAAAGGCCACTAGAGCGATGAACTCTAGTGGCCTTATTTGTTTACACTTACGGTTTGACAGCCTACGGCTTGCTGTTATGCGCTATGGTTGCAAAAGCAGCTATTGTAGCAACAATCCAGAGCACTGGTTTAGCTACCTTGGCTACCCACTCAAGGACGATAAAGGCTCCGGAGGCAGCGTTAAACGCTTTCACCATACCTTCAGTGTCCTCGGCTACCTTATCAACCTTAGCCTCAACTGCTATGAGTCGTTCATAGATTTCTTTGTGTGATACTTCTTGGGTTTCCATATCACTCTTTCTTACTTGACTTCATGGCAATGATGTTCTCCAGTGTCTTACCACCGAAGTAGGCAGACATAATGAGCATACCCCATTGACCTAACAGATTAACATATCCTTCATTGGCGTTGTAGCCGAAGGCAGACATGAAAGCAAACAAGAAGTAACCTACAAAGATAGCGACTAAGGACAGTGGACGAATGTTCTTAGACAGCCATGAGTCAGAACCCATGTCATCCTTCCAACGCTCGGTAACACCTGTCTGTTCTATCTTATACACCTCGGTCTCATTAGCCATCTTAGCCAATTCCCCATCCTGAGCCATCTGTGCCAGCTTCAGTTGAGCCTCTGCCTTTTGAGCAGGGTCAGGGATCAGTTTGTCGATGAGTTTACCTCCGATACCTAATAAAGCATCCAATACCATACTACACCTTTATTATTTATAACCGCAGGCATTACCCTTGCAGTGATCTAAGATTTCATAGACGCTAAAGCCAACAAAGCCAATAACAGCACAAGCTAAGAGCAAGATAAGCACCATCTCGATAGCTTCCTGTATCTCTTGCTTCTTACGTGCTGCTTTAGCCTTGTCTAAGCGTTGCTGGTCAGCGTAAGCCTTCTCCATCTTGGCTGCTCTCTCCTTGATCCTGAACCAGACATCCATCTTGTTAGCTTGGAAGAAGAGCATCTCTACCTTCTTCTCAAACTGGATAGCCTGTTCAACAGCAAGTTCAAGCTCAATGGCTTGACCCAAAGCAGAGCCTTTAAAGCTACCTGCCTTGGATGCCTGAATAACCTCAATGGCTTGAGACTTAGCGTCAAAGTACTTACTCAGTACAGGGCCAAGACTCTCCACATCCCTGATAGTCTCTACAGTCTTCTTTACCAGTTTTACAGCGGTCTGCACCGCTGCTAGGGCTGTAAAAGGATCAATCATAGAGATGCCTCTTTCTAAGGTTTTCCGAAGCTGGTAAAAGCTGTAGATTAGAAGGAACGTGTAAACCACATACATTCTTACCGTGAAGAGGAATGATGTGATCTACATGATACTCGACACCCAAAGCTTTACTACGCAACACAGCTAATGAATAGATTTCCTTAATGAATAAGTCATCTAGTTCAGACAGCCAATTAGGTGTTGCCTGCTTTACTGTCATCTTACGCTTACGTGACCAGTTACGCTTTTCAGCTTGCCTGTTAGGTAAAGAAGATCTTTCTTTATCATATTGCCGAAGCTGATCGCCCTTAAGTTCTCTACGAGCTTTATCGTACTGAGCTTTCAGGGCTTTCGCTTCAGGTGATTTATCACGGTTTGCTAGAATCTCTTCTTTGTTGCGTAGATACCAGTTTCGCTTATATACCTTATCCCTTTCTTCTTTTGTTAAAGAAGTCATATGTATTTACTTCTGTGTAATTCAATATGAGGATAGTCTTTGAACGTAACCCAATCGCCTCCAGAGACGATAGGAATGTCCATAGACTTAGCTATCTTCTTGATGTGATCAATCACAGGGATATAATACTTAGAGTCCCAAGTAACTTCCCCATCCCTGAACACAGCAATATCTACGGCATGACCTGTTAAGTGTCGGCTGTTCATCGTCTGTGACTTGCCTGCGTCAAAGAGAGCCTTTTGTTGCTCCTTTGTACGCAAGCCTTGGGTGATGGAAAAGTCCATAGGACTGTCTTTGATAGCCTCGTTGAAGACCTTCTGTAAGTCTGGGTGGACTTCAGCAAGGCGCTCTGCGCTTTTAGTTCCAAATGCGTATGTCATTATTATTCCTTAAGGCTGAATACCGATAGTGCCGCCGAGCAAGCCTTGATACTTATAGTTAGGTACGTCAGTAGCTGTTCCTGAAGCGATAGAGCGAGTCAACGCCTCTAACTGTCTACGTTTAGATAAGCTCAAAGCTGCATCCGCTGCCATACCGCCGACTGCCAAAGAACCGCCAATCACAGGATCATAGATCACAGCGCCACCTGCGCCAGCGGCAGACAAATGACTCTTACGTGGATCGAAACGAGCTAAGATTGACAAGAAGGTATCAACAGGGCCTCCGTTGATGGTGGCTTTCATCGCATTAAGTTCAGCCTCGGTGAACATCTTAGCCTTCTTCTTGTTAGCCAGAATGTTCTCCAACTGACCACGAATCAGATCAGCTTCAGACTTCTTAGGGTTATTAGCCCGTGCCTCAGCCACATCAAAAGCATCCTGCACGACCTGAGCCTTACTAGCTGCTCTCCAATCCTTACGGGCAGACATAACAGATTGAACTGCTTTATCCAAGCCCTCTTTACCAGCGATAATGTCACGGCCTGTCAAACTATTTAAATAGTCATCCACTCCGCTTACCATCACTTTACCAAGACGGCGAGTGTTAGAATCATTATCATTAGAAAGGTTAGTAGCGATAGACCGAAGCTTTTCAAGTTTGTTGAAAGGTACTCGCTCAGTGCCAATAATCTCTTCAAATGTCTCTAAAGCGTTGGCGACCTTGGTGTCTGTCTTAGGAATATAGTTATTCTCAAGCAGATCGTTACGTATAGTACCGACCATATCCAAGGCACTCTTAGGCTTAACAGTAACACCTGCCTCATCCATCATAGAGTAATTAGCCGCTGCTCTAGCTTTAACTTCAGGAATGGTGAATGTCTTAGCTTTAGGCTCCAACATTCCACCTGCTTTACCTGCGGTAGCACCAGCAACCAGAGAAGTACCAAGGCCGACTGCTGTACCAAGCAAAGGATTACCTGTAATCTCAGTTGTCAGTTCAGCAGCAGGTTCTGCCACGGCTCCACCAGCACCTGCGGCAGGAAGACTACGGGATAACTGACCTGCTGTAGAGGGAGCCATCTTAGCCAATGCTGCTTGACTTGCTAGGGCTGAGACACCGCCTTGAGCAAACTTCTCTGCTGTTGTCTCAGGAGCAGGGGCCACCTGAGAGAGCATAGCTGCTTGCTGCTGAGAAGCGTAGGGCAGCCGGGACTCAGAACCAACTAAGTTAGCGCCGAGATTGTACAGGCCAGAGCCGAAGTCCAAGACTGCTGTAGCAGGAGCAGTGAAAGCTTCGTACAGGGTTCGTCCTGTCATAGCTGCTTGTCTGCCTGCTTCTTGGGCTAATGTACGAGGTTGCTGAATGTCTGAACGGCGGGGATCGTTAGCCATTGTGGTACGACCTCCACCGACAGGAGCAGATACCTCACCTAAGTAAGTCTTAATCTTGGTCAATGCCTGTTCATTCGTTAAGCCGTCAGCAAGGTCGAACTGCTGTCCTTTATATTCATAAATAGGCATAGTTTAATCCAGTTTAATAACTTGAGGGCCTTGAGACGAACCTTCGTAGAAGGAAGGAACTCCTTGTGCCTTACGGCGGCTTTCAATACGTCCTTTAGTACGCTCTTGGGCTTGTTGCAATGCTTTCTGATAGCGGGTAAGAGCTTCAAAGGTTGCTTGAGTGTCATTACGACCATACGAAGCAATCAAAGCCTTAGCAAAGCGCAGCACGTCCTTGTCGGTCTGAACACCTTTCTCAGCACTTACTTGCAAGTTGGTAGCAGTATCCACAGCAGACTTCAAGCTCTCATACGCACGAGCTTCAGGAGTAGAATTACCTGCTGCCAGTTGAGCTTCGTACTTCAAGTTCTTCAATGGGCCAAGTTCCAACTGACGCACACCTTGAGCATTAGGAGTCAAAGAGTTAACAGCAGGAGTCAAGGCTTGAATCTGACCTGTGTAAGAGTCAATAGATTCTAGATCCTTACCTTCTTCCTTCTGAAGTCCGGGGGACAAAGGTTTATTGCTTTGCTGACCTTGTTTCAAAGAAGCAGTTAGTGCTGCGATAGAGCGTTGAGCATCTGCTCGCATTTGGGCAATCTGCACTTGTGTAGCACCTTGCTGTGCTGCAATAGCTAGCTTGGTTTCAGCAGCCACTTTAGCAGCTTCAATCTTAGCATCAGCAGCCTCTTTATCGGCCTTAGCCTTAGCTTCCGCAGCAGCTTGCTTGCTTAACCGTGTCTCAATACTCTGCATGATCTTATTAGGATCGCCATACTTACGCACAACCTGCAAGTATTCCTCTTCAGTGGCGTTAGGGCCTAAAGCAGCTAACTCTACACGAAGTTTTTCTTCTTGAGCAAGGGTTAATTCTGTCTTTCTTTGGTCAGCAGCAGCTTTGTTTGTCTGTGCTACGCGAAGCTGTGCTTGCTGCGCTTGTTCCATGACTTGCATTGCTTGTTGTCCGAACCCTTGACCGTTGAGTGTACGAGCCAATGTCGCCAGCCCTTCAGGAGTCGTGGTATCTGCCTGCTTCATAATGTTCTGCAAGGCAGTGGCTTTAACCATCTCAGGATCTTGAGCACCCAACATACCACCGATAGCACCACCGAGCTTGTTAGCACCTGCATAGATACTAGCGGTAGCACGTTGGAAAGGATCTAACTGAGCATACTGCAACGCTTGAGTCTGCAAGGCTGCATCGCGCTGTGCCTGAAGGGATTCTGGAGTGATCCCAAATAAACTATTAACTACTTCAGCCATTGTTGCTCCTTAATAATCGCGGTTGTCCATCCAAGGATTAGCATTTCCGATGTACGGGTTGGGAGTGCCTGTACCAAAGGCTGTGTAAGTACCTGCGGGGATAGAACGGCTATTCATCCAACTAGACAGGCCAGCCATCAAGTCTTTGTTGCTGCCTGCACCGGAGAGCAATGCACCAAATGGGCTATAAGAGTTAGCAGCAGCCATAGCGTTAGCAGCATTGGTAGAGCCTGTCATCAAGGTATTACCTACGTTAGCCCCTGCTTGAGCAGCACGACCACCCAACTGAGCACCTAAGTCCAGAGCACCCTGACCAGCACCTTCAAGGCTCTGAGCCAAGCCGAACTGAGTCTTCAGAGGGTTATAACCAGCAGAAGCCAAGTCTAAGCCAGTACCGAACAAGCCTGCACCGAAGGTAGTCTGTGCTCTGCCTTGCTCTTGAGCCTGAGAAGCCAATGTCAAGTCCTGCAATGCCTGAGCGTTCAACAAAGCCTGTTGTTCAGGGTTAGCTGCACCCATCATACCGCCTTGGGAGACTGCAACACCACCACGACCTGTGTTGAACAAGTTCTGAGTTAAACCTGCTTGAGCACGTTCACGAGCAGGCTGCAAGAGTGCTTGCTGCTGTGCCATGTACTGCTGCGCTGCTTGCTCAGGGGACTCAGCCAAGTACTGCTGACCTAAGTTAAACAGTTGCTGCTGTGCTGCCTGAGCTTCCTCTGCTGTCTGCATACCGCCCATGCCTGCTTCAGACAACAAGCGATCACGCATAGCTGCAACTTCAGGAGAGACTGTGTAGCCTGCGCCGATCAGGTTGCCTTGTGCATCAGTCTGGAAGTTAGAGGAACCGAAGCGGGTAGTGACACCTACTGGACGGAATCTCTGTGCATCTGCTGCAATACGTGCTGCTTCGAGTTGAGCGTTAGCTTGTGTCTGGGCTGCTTTCTGAGCTGAATTACCACCAAACAAACCACCTAACAGACTTAAACCACCACCAATAAGGGAGGAGAGAGCCATATATTTATTCCTTTGTAACTAGAGAGATATTAGTCTGTTAAGCAGTACGCTTCCACATAGCCACAGTGATGTACGGCTGGAGGTTAGCGTTAGTTCCACTGGAGCCTCCGGAGGCAATGGTCGTAGCCACAGAAATACCTGTGGTTGCGCTGGCAGTAGATGAACTCTTCGTACCCGCAGTAATAAAGCCTCCCCCGCCTGCTGATTCACCACCACCTGCGTCACTTAAGACAAACAAACCAGCCGAAGGGCCGTGTGTGTGTCCTGAATCAGTAACAGTCGATGTGGCTGTGTGAGTATGGCTAACTGCAATAGCGTCCTTACTACCTCCAGTCTCTTCTAAGGTATCAAAAGATGTATCAGAGCCGTTCAGACCCACCATCACTCGACCTGCGCCAAAAGCTGTCCAAGTACCGAAACCAAGCAATGTGCCGGGGTTAGTGCTTACACCTGCGTTGATGTAGATAGAGCCTACAGGGTACAGTGCTTGCAAAGCAGCAG